ACAATCTCGTTGAACTCAACTCCTGTTCTTACTGCCACAAAATTCAATTGAATGAAATTGATCGATCTGGCAGGTTTAATATAAATGTCACCAACAAATTCATTGCGATCAATTACCTCAGAAGTATTATTTCTGGAGTCTGCAACGACATAGAAATCAAAGATACCTCTTCTGCTCTTAACCAACTGAAGATATGGTTCAATCAAAGACTTGAATTGACTTCTTGTAAATTCATCATTAAACTCAAACAGTGAGAATCTAGCAGCACGAGCGATACTCTTTTCGAGTACAATGAACAATCTTCTCACATTAATTCTATCAAATGCACTTGGTTTCGACAGCAAAGTTTTATCGCCGAACAGAACAGTACCTTGACCAGGGAAAGATACAACAGGATTTACACCGGCTTGATACAAATCATCTCTATCTGATTGGTTAGGATTGTATGCCAATTTGACTACATTCTTTATATTGCCTCTATTAAATCCAGCAGGAGAATACCAAGGATCTCTTTCGGTATCAGTTCTTACCATTAATCCTGCTATATCACCATTTAGTGGCAACCATCTATATGCATCATTGTATTTGTCATATTGATATTTCCAACCAGAATCTAATACTGCATATGAACTAGAAGGTAAATTGTTTCTAAATGCGACAATATCTACTGCTTCTTGCTTTGAGTTTGCAACAACATCATCTCTTTCTGGCGAAAGAACAACTAGACAATCCTTTCTGAACTCTGCTATATTATTAATCAAATATGTTGCAAGTGTTGCATCTGCATCACCGCCGAGTACAAATGAAATGTCAATTCTTTCTGGATCTTTAAACAGATCGAATCCTGAAATTTTATCAGAATTATTAGCAGCAGATCCATCAGAACCACCAGATAAACTAAATGTGCTAGGTTTGTCTATGCTATCAAAGACTGTACCCGAAGCAGTCGAACCCCAGTTTATTCCAGCAGGAAGATGATCTGTCCACCAAACATACCTGGAAGAACGATTCAACACATCCACATAATAATTACTGGAACCATCTTCCGATTTCGCATCCGATGCAAGTGAAAGTAATGCAAATCTTTCTAAAACTGAACCGGCTTGTCCACTGAAGAGTCCGTCTTCGTCAACAACCACTATATTAACCTGATCTCCTTCACCACCTCTTCCAGCAACAAAATCCGATGTTCCTGGTACAAACCTAACAACATCCGCAAATTCCCAAGAAAATTGTAGTTGAGAACCAGAGACTGGTGTATACTGCAAGCCAACTGCAAATGGCGAATTGATTTCAAATGAAGATGCGGACACGGAAACTACAACTCTTTCTTGACCAACATTAGCAGCAGTATCGTCTAATAGTATTTTAATCTTACTGCCAACTTCTAGATGATCTGTTAAATCAACCGAACCAACTACAGAAACCAAAACCCCACCACCTGCGGACGAGAATCGTAAAGCGGCAGGTGTCTGAAACTTATATGCATTTGCTGAAGGACATATGGAAACTTTAAGACTATTTCCCTTTTCGCCTGCATACTTAGCGGCAAAAGGTCCAACAGTCGCCGAACCATCCGCAAAATCTACTAGATATGAATCTTCATTTTTTATTAGAGCACCAGAACCATCTGCGGTTGCATTAGCCGCACCAGAACCAACAACTCTAACCAATCTTAGCTTATTTCCATAAGCTAGAAAATTCGCACAAGTAAAAAAACTAACAAAATTGTCATTCGTTGGTTTGCCAAATTGTTCGACTAGACCGAGTTCATCCTCTACTAACTGAATATCCTCTACTGGTCCCCAAGAAAAAGAACCAGCAAAAGCACCTTCTGTTGTAGATGCAGATGGTACTACTGTCGTTAAATCTATTTCACTGACATTTACGCCAGGGCTGACTTGAAATCCCATTTGTATCTCCTGTATTCAAAAAAGATAATTGAAAAATAATTTCTATACAGATATTTATATTTTTCTCTCTTTACAGGAGTGTTCTAAAATTTCCACTTTTTGTTATTGAAATTGTTTTGCCAATTATTTAAATCTTTAGAAGAGTCGTTATGTCCTACAATTTGCCATCTTGTTCCTATGTCATCGACATAAAAATTATCATCTTCTGGTCTATAAAGTATAGGAAATGGAATCAATTCATCTTCATTTTCTTTTATTGCTTGTTGTCTTGCATTACTTTTCGTCAATTGCATAAACAATGTATCGGATGTCATCCAAGCAAAGATAACAAGACACATTACCAAATCATCAAATCTCCCTGGTTCTGCCGCATACCCATTTTTTGCATTACTACTGGAAACAAAAGTTGTAAACTCACTTAGAGTTTCAAAATCGTGTATTTTTAATTTATCTTGTTCTATAAGTAGTTTTAGATTTGAGCATCCTAATTTTTTGGTGTGTGGTGTGCTCTTCAATCCTAGTCTTGGTCTATTTTTGCCTGGTCCAAGTGTTAAATTTTGTCCACCTCTTCCTTTATCGCAAGTGCAAAGAAGATTTTCATATTCCAAATCATTCCATATAATATGAGGTATTTTATCTCCTGTATTTACTTCAACTAGAATATAAGCATCATTATAATATTTTGCTATATTGACCACAGAAGTTGGTACCATTATATCTGCTATTTTATTTGAACGATATCTCGCCACTTGCTCATAATTTCCATCGGTGCCATCTATGACTTGATATGCTGTGTAGTTTTGTCCTACGCCCTCAGATACGTCAACAATTATAAAATAAATGTGATCCTTTTCTGGTGCCTTGAAAATGTTTACACCATTCTGTACTACTTTTGGTTCTTGCCATTTTATGGTTTTGATTTTTGCTGGCGATATCAAAGTGTTTGAAGAACCTAAAAAGTCTCCACCAAATTCTTGGATGAATTTTTCTTCACCCATATTCGCAATTTGACTTTCATACCAATCTTGATCTCTACCAGGAACTTGAGACCAATGGGCTTCTACGGGTATGAATTGATTATTCCCGGAAACGGCATCAGTCCAATATCTATAAAAATGATTCATACCGTTTGGCGTAGAAATCATAAACAACTTTGTCGTTTTACCGGAAGATATTACGGGAAATACGGAAGCGAAAAAGTCTTCTGCAATACTTTCATCTACGAACGCAAACTCTTCTAGTAGAACCATATTGTACGTACCACCTCGACCAGAAGAACTTGAAGTTGGTACTGCTTTTACCAAAGAATTGTTTTCTAGAAGAATTGAATGCTTGTTCCACTCACCAACACCCTGCTGCATCCATCTGGGTAACTGTTCGTATGCAAATCTAACTTTGCCAAGAATTTCTATAGCGGTGTCACTTTTATTTGCCAGAATCAAAACTTTGTAGTTTTCTTTGAAGAGAATCGACCACAAAACATATGCACAAGTGATGGTACTCTTACCAATCTGACGGCTGCACTTAACTATAGCAAATCGGTTTTCATTGTATACTTTTATGATGTCCTTTTGGAAATCATAAAGTTTCATATATTTTTCTGGCTCGTCTTCATCCAGAGTTACTATTTTAATGTAATTTTCAATAAAATATAAAGGGTCTTGAGAACACTTTACGTATTCTTCCACCTGTTCTGTCGTGAACTCGATTGAAATATTGGTCGCTTTGAGGTTTGGATTACCTTTGTATACTGTTTTTCTTTGTGACATAATATTATTGTGATTTTAATTGTTTCAGTAATTTATGTAGCTCCGTTGTGCTTCCTACAAAGACATTATTATTTACCGTTTGTGCCTTCGCCTCTTCCGGTTCCTTCATCGTTTCTATCTCTCTCTTATCTTTATGTGCCTCTATTAGTTGTTTATTTCCTTCTAATATGGTCTTTATCATCAAAGACAAAACTTCGTATGCTCTTGGATGTTGAGAACTTCTAGCCAATTCCAAAAGATCCGTAATAGCTTCTTGACCTGCTTCTATAGCGGTCATCATATGACCACGAAGATATTCAAAATCATTTAACATTAATTTTTTAGAGTCATCACTGTTTGTATTTACTGCCTTTGCTATATCTTTTCTGACAGAATCATATTCAACAATTTGCTCTTTTTCCGTGAGGCTTTTTATTTCTTCCGTTTTTTCTTTTGACATAAAAAAGTTTTTATCCTTCGGCGATACGCCTGATTTATAATTCATATTTAACTCCTTCAATCATCTATATCAACGTCAGTTCCTGTTTCTGGGTCGTATCTTTTACCATCATTAAACTCGAAACTCGATTCAGTATAACCATAATCATCATTTGGTCCGGCAGAGTTTGGATCTGGCGTGAGTATGTGTCTCTGTATTCTAGGAATCTTTTTCAAATTTTCACTAGAAGGATCTATTTCTCCGAAATTATTTTCAGGCAATTTTGTATGAGTATTGACAATAACTTCTCGTATAATTCCTTGTTGTGATATAGGTCCATAAAAATTCATTTTCACATTGAAAGATAAGGTCCAGGTTATATCTCTTTTTGCATCTAAATCTTCCGTCCACTGATCTTCAAAGGAAACATCAGACAAATCTATATGCATATCATCTCTGAAATTCATTTCAGGAATTGGCAAATATTGTACAGTTAAACCTGGAGTAAAATAAGGTAAGATTTGTTCTACAATTTGATTGCATTCATCGGCAAACTTTGACAGTATGTATAGATCGATTTTAATATTATATGGAACTGTGGTAAATTGTTTTAATAGAGTTTGATTATCTTTTACCTTTGTGTATTTTTCTATCTTAGAAAGTTTTCTTGTAGTGTCATAAACCATTGAAGTCATTTGAAACGACATTCTAGGTTGAATTGAATCTACAGTGTTTGGTTCAACCATATTATTTTGTTCTTGTCTATAAACCCAACTTTCTTTTGGTCCATAAACTATAGGAACTTTAAATCTCTCAACTTCATTTCCAGAAGTATCAATTTTTTTTACCGTTATATTGCTGAATAGTGTACCAAAAACGGTAACAGCTTTTCTGAAAGATTTGTGATAGAACCATTCATTATTAAACATTTTTTTGTTCCTTTATTAGCTCTTCAAAAACCCAAAAATATCCGATTCGGAAAAGTCCAAATATCCTTGAGATTCATCGACAAATCCTCTATTATTTGAGAGATCAAAATCATTATCTGCCAATTGATCTGGAGTACCATCCAATGTTTTTGTAGTTCCGCTAGTTGCGCCAGTGATAATACCATTAGCGGTATCAAATACTCCTTTTATATTGATTAATTTTAATTCATTCTTGGTATAATCCCAAAGTGCAACTTCACCACTGGCGGTTGAATTTGCTAAACTAGTTCCTTGAAAAACGATTTCATTATCTAAAAAATTACCAACACTGTTAGTAACTTTTAATAATAAAGTTCTAGAATAATCAGTTTCAATCTGATCAATTTCAGCAATTCCAGTATCGAATTGTTCTTGTCCAAATTCAAATTTAGTAACTTCTAGTTCATAAATTGGTAAATCACCTAATTGAAACCATCTTTCAAATTTGTTTACAAATTTTATTTCCCATAATGAATTTGTAGGAGGATCGAAAATTAAATCTCCTTCTCTAGGATTATCTAATTGATAACTAGTTGCTTGATCAAATCTAGTTTTTGAAACCACTAAAGTTATTCTGTGTTCTAATTGTAGTCCAAACTTTGATATATGCTCTTGTGCGCCTTCAAATGCTTGACTCTTATAATACATCTCTAAATCGTAATAGTCATCAAATTTAGATAAGATGTCTTCGCCGTATATTAAATCTAATTTTTGTGTAGTTCTTGGCAGATAAAGCAAATCCACGCCATGTATCTGTATGACCTCTTTAATAAGATCGTCTACTAAATTTTGTTCTGAACGAACCCTAAATTGTCTGAAATATGGATTACTTGGCACAATATTCTCCTTACGTACCTAGTTATTTATAGATTAGATTTTA